TCCGGCAATCTTACCTTCGGGAAATCCAGTTTGGCCAGGATATTGGAAACTAGACGAATTAGAAGCTGTAAAAGCATCCGTAAGTATAACAAAATGGAATGCACAATACCAGCAAAATCCCACAGCTGAAGAAGGATCTATTATCAAAAGAGACTGGTGGAAGATTTGGGAAAAAGAAGAATTGCCACCTTTGATGCATGTCATACAATCCTACGATACGGCATTCTTGAAAAAAGAAACAGCTGACTACAGCGCCATAACCACGTGGGGCGTATTCCAGACCGAGGACAGCGGACCACAGTTAATTTTAGTTGATATGGTCAAAGACCGATACGAGTTCCCCGAACTACGAAGAGTGGCCAAAGAACAATACGATTATTGGAAACCCGAAACGGTGATCGTGGAGGCAAAGGCGTCAGGACTGCCATTAACCTATGAAATGCGCAAGTTAGGTATACCCGTTATTAACTTTACACCAAGCAAGGGAAATGATAAACATACTAGAGTAAACTCTGTAGCACCGTTATTCGAAGCGGGGCAGATCTGGGCACCAGATACAAAGTTTGCTGAAGAGGTTATAGAGGAGTGCGCTGCATTCCCACTTGGTGAACACGATGACTTAGTGGATAGCATGACTCAAGCCGTAATGCGATTTAGACAAGGTGGTTTCATAGATCATCCAGACGACTACGAAGATGAACCGTTACCACAGCAACGGAGGACATATTATTAATGGCGGCTAGAACAGCAATAGAATTGTTAAAAGCGCTCGCTACAAAAGTTGGTGGCAAAGAAGTCAAAAATGTTTTTAGACAAAACTTAGACGACACGTTTGGTAAAGACGAAGTTAAAGAAGGTATTCGCATCATTACACAACGAGAACAAAATCCTGAACTAGCAAAAATGTTTTACAAAGCAGATGAGAGTTTAGAAGACGATCTCGTTAATTTGTTAGAGACACGTTATATGGGTAGCGAAAGATTAATGGCTCACCCACTTAGCTTCAATAGACGCGGACCGGGGGCCGCGGACCGTTACAAGCAAATTAATGACAGTGGTATGAGACTCACTGATCTACCAGGTGGACCAGCTGATAAAAATTTATATCAAAGACATTTTGGTGAAATGAAAGATACGACCGCTGGTGTTAGTGGCGAACGAGTTTACAAAAATACAAGACCTACAATACTTGATGAAGTTCCTACAGAAAAAGTTGATGATGTTATTGAAGGTAAACTAGTAGAAGATAGTTTGTACGACACATCTATAGCAGACATACCTCTAATCAATAGAATGATGAAAGAAACAGGCAAGACTGAGACAGAGATTAGAGAGGCGATTGTTGATATGGCTAACGAAGGTTATGAGTCTGGTAGTTCTAAATTAATGAGAATGAGTGACGATGACAGGTTAAGAGCTTTTATAAGCAACAAACAAGCTGTGCCTAGAGAAACAGAAGAGTTTGTTGACGATATGTTTGAAAGATTAGATTACACAAAACCAGTAGATACTGGTGACGACATACTTGCTAACATGAGAAAAATGGAAGCAGAAGTTACAGCTATGAAAGAAATAGCAGAAGCAGAACAGATGCAGTATGGACAGGGCATGGATGCGTTTAGAAGAATGTTAGATGATGGTGAAGATCCAGGAGAGGCATTAGAGTTTTTAAAAAGCGTATTTAAGAGAACAAAACAAGCAAAAGGTGGCCGTGTTGGCATGGCGCTGGGCGGAGCTGCTAAAGGAATTATGGAAGCCATTAAACTTGCAGCAAGAGGTGTAAAACCTTTTGGACAAAAACAAACTTACAAACAAAATGTTAAAAACATGGGCCTTTCTAATTTTGATCAAGTAGAAGTAGTTACATCCAAACAAATTGACGAACTTAGAAATGCAAATGACGTGGATGGATTGTTTGAAATGTTAGAGGATGTTGTGTCAGGTAAAAAGTTTGGTATGGCAAACCCTGCACAAAGAAAAGTTTTGCAAGAAAATATTGAGGAAGCATTAAATGATATACCGCTAAATAGAGACTCAAGAGAAAGATTGTCAGAAGATTATTTTAACATGATGGAATATTACAAACCAGATCCAAAAGAAACTGGTAAGGTTATTCCATTCAAACCAAGAGAGAAAAAATTTAGTGGTGGTATAGCAGGTTTACTAAAAAGAATAATGTCACCAAGATTAGAAAAAGAAATGGTTAAGACAGGTCCTTTTCAAACAGGACACAGAGCTGACATTTTAGGCGACATGGATCAAATTAAAAACGTTTCAAGAAACCCAAAAACACAGCTTCCTGAAATGGATGCTTTGTATGACATGGTGCAAGACTCACCTAGATACAACGAAGCCATGAGAGCTGCTATGATGAAATTAGTCGACTACGAAAGATTCAGAGCGATACTACTAGATGATAATGATAAATTACAAGCATTGGTAAAAGCTCAACCTGAACTTGGAGAAGATTTAATAAGAAGATTATTTAAAGCGGGTGGATCTCAGCCACAATTTGCAGGAGGCGGTATTGTCAATACTCTTGCAGCTCCAGATGCTACAAAAGCACAACAAAATGCAATGACTAACCAAGACCTTTTTAACATGAATAGCCCTTATACGCAGGAGGTAATGCGAGCAAGTCAAGAAGCAATGGCAAACCCAATGCGCTATCAACTAATGGAGCAGTATATGAACTCACCAGCTTTTAAAGAAGCACAAGAACGCAGTGAACAATTTCAGTTAAGACAAGCCGAAAGCGACCAAGCTAGGAGAATGGCATATATGGATGCTGAACAGGGATTGGCTGACACATATGCCGGCATGGATGACTTTCAACAGGTTGGTATAGGTTTAGATAAAAAAATGGATAATTTAGGAAGAGTGTTGGGAATGGGTCAACAGCAGATACGACAGCAGATAGCACAAGCAAATCCTAATCAACCACAAACTGGTCTTCAATCTCAAAATGTGTTAAACATAGGGGGCCTAGGAAATTTATTCGGACTAAGGAGTTAATATGGCAATAGACAAAAACATACCTGATCAAGGAATTGATGAAGCTAAACTAGAAAGAGAAGTGTTTAGCGAAGAGGTAGAACTAGAGGCACAAGAGCCAGAAGAAGCACCAAACGTAGAAATGTTTCAGGACGGTGGAGCTGTGGTTAATTTTGGTAACCCACAACAACCACAAGTACAGCAAGGTCACGGTGCTAATTTAGCAGAAAACTTAGACGAGGATATTCTTAATGATATTTCTGATGAGGTAGTAAAAAACTTTGAAGATTCCAGAGCATCTAGATCAGACTGGGAACAAACTTATGTTAACGGACTTGATCTACTTGGTTTTAAATACGAGGATAGGACAGAACCTTTTCAAGGCAGTAGTGGTGCAACACACCCAGTTCTTGCCGAAGCTGTAACACAATTCCAAGCTCTCGCTTATAAAGAGTTAATGCCAGCAGGCGGTCCTGTAAGAACACAAATTATAGGACTGGAAACACCCGACAAGGTAAAACAAGCACAGCGTGTCAAAGAGTTTATGAACTATCAGCTTATGATAAACATGAAAGAGTACGAACCTGAGTTTGATCAGATGCTTTTTAACCTACCTTTGTCAGGATCGACGTTCAAAAAAGTTTATTACGATGCAATTCTTGGTCGTTGTGTGTCAAAGTTCGTACCAGCAGAAGATTTATACGTCCCTTACACTTCTACATCGCTAGATGACACAGATTGCATCATTCACAAGGTCAAAATGACAAAAAATGACCTAATTCAGAACCAATTAGGCGGTTTATATCGAGATATTGACATTGATGGCAATGAAAATTACGAAAATGACCAAATTACAGACAAAAAAGACGAATTATCGGGTGTAGACCCTAAAAATGACGATGTTTACACCATTTTGGAGGCTCATATAAACCTAGAAATTGAGGGTATGGAAGATATAGACCCTAAAACAAACGAGCCAACAGGCATAAAGTTTCCTTACATCGTAACTTTGGACGAAGGTTCAGGAAAAGTTCTTAGCATCACTAAAAACTGGGATGAACAAGACCAGTTGAAGAGACGCAAGGATTATTTCGTCCACTTTAAATTTCTACCAGGACTCGGATTTTATGGGTTCGGCTTAATTCACATGATCGGCGGATTGTCGAGGACTGCAACAGCAGCACTAAGACAACTATTAGACGCCGGCACCTTGTCAAATTTACCAGCCGGATTCAAGATGCGAGGCATCCGCGTCAGAGACGAAGCTCAACCGTTGCAGCCGGGCGAGTTTCGTGACGTAGATGCACCTGGTGGAAGACTAGACGATGCATTTAAAATTTTACCGTTTAAAGGTCCAGACAACACACTATTACAACTTATGGGTGTAGTTGTTTCTGCAGGACAACGATTCGCGAGCATCGCTGACTTACAAGTTGGTGATGGAAATCAATCAGCGGCTGTTGGTACAACAGTTGCGCTCTTGGAACGTGGATCGCGGGTCATGTCTGCTATTCACAAAAGAATTTACGCAGCTATGAAGAGTGAATTTGGTTTATTAGAAAAAGTTTTTACAACTTACTTGCCTAAATTTTACCCTTACGACGTTGTAGGTGGACAAAACCAAATATACCAAGCTGACTTTGATCAGAAAATAGATATTATTCCTGTTGCTGATCCAAACATTTTTTCACAAACACAACGTATTGCTATTGCGCAAAGTGAGTTACAAATTGCAATGTCAAACCCACAACTGCACAATGTGTACCATGCATACAGGCATTTGTACGAAGCGTTGGGCGTAAAAGATGTAGATTTAGTTTTACCGCCGCCACCAGTGCCACAAGCGATGGATCCTAGTACAGAAAACGTATTAGCGTTGAATGGTAAAAAAATACAAGCTTTTCCAAAACAAGATCACCAAGCTCACATGAAAGCGCACTTATTATTTATGGGCACAACTGTTTGTAGAAACAATCCGCAAGCATTAGGTATTTTACAGCAAAACTGTATGGAACATATTAACCTCATGTCACAAGAACAAGTTGAAATGGAGTATGCACAAGAGATTGCGCAACTTAATCAGTTAAGACAGCAGATGCAACCTATTCTTATGCAAATGCAACAACAACCACAAATGCAACCACCACCACAGATACAACAGTTGCAACAAGTGGAGGCTGAAACAAAAATACAAATGGAGTCACGTAAAGCTGTATTAATTTCTGAGTTTATGGAAGATTATTCTAAAGCAGAAAAAGAAACATTAAATCAAATTGAGAGCGATCCATTACTTAAACTTAAAGACAGAGAATTAGATATTAAAGCTAGACAAGAACAAGCTCGTAGAGAAGAGAACGAAGAAAAATTAAATCTCGAAAGGGCTAAAATGCTACAAGCTAAAAATACAGCTGAAGATAAGTTAGAGCAAAACGATGAACACGCAAAACTAAGAGCAGCAGTATCTTTAGCAAAAGATGGCATAAAAGAAATGAAGGCTAATGTAGTAACAGGGGATAATTAATGAGTTTAGCAAATATCTTAGGTAAAGGAGTGATGCCTCAGTTCAGCATGAGGGGAAATACTTCTACTCCATTTACAAATGTAAGACAGGACATGCTAAACACCGCCGCTACAGGTGAAGCAATGCGTCAATCAATTTCTGACAAATATTTTTCTGATGTTAGTGCGTTTACTGATGGCACAGCTGCATTAAAAGATATTTTTGGAACAAAAGAACCTTCTATTGAAGATCTATTTTCTGACTCTGCTACAGAAGAAGAGGACCTAGCTTTTGATGTTAATTTACCAATAAATGATGCGCCATTAACTTATTCAGATGCAGGATTAACAGAGGTCCCTTCAGGAAGTGTGCCTGAAGAAGATTACGGTCTTTTAGATTTTGGTATTGATACGGCAAGGTATAGTATATTTCCATTTCTTTCCGCTCTAACAGAACCAACAGTTCTAGCAGACGGAACTTTATACGGAGATGATTTTGAAAATGCACCACCAGAGTTTTTTGAAGGGTTAGATTATGTAGATGATTACGCAGACGGCGGACGTGTTCATAAAGGCTTCGGTGGTATCATGAATAATCTTTCTAAAATAATTCCTGGCCAAGGCCAACAGCAGATGCAACAAACATTTACGCCAAATAGATTTGCTTATGCGTATTCTCCTTTTATGGACGCACAACAAGGATTTGATTATTACACACAATTCCAAGCACCAACCTATCCAATTCGACAGGCAGTGCCAGTACCAAATGTTCCAGGGGAAGGAGAAGACAGAGGTTTTAGCAACATTACACTTCCAGTAGAGCCTGGTAATTCTTTTATAAATGAAAAGAAAGATTTTGGAACTTTGTCTGGCCCTGTAAAAGGTGGCGGTGAGAATCGCCCTCTTTCACGTTTTGAGGCAAACCCAACAGAGATGGGTTTTAATGACCAAGGTAAATTAGTTTACACTAATCTCCCTTATCCATCTCTCCTTT